GCTATGAAGAAGAAAGGCTACGCTAAAGGCGGCAAAGTAATGACGTATAATTTAGGTGGTATGGTTAAGAGTACAGGTACAATTAACACGGGGATTAAAAAAGGTTAATGGCACTTAAGAAATCTCAGAAGAGCTTAAAGTCTTGGGGTAAACAGAAGTGGGGTACTAAAAGTGGTAAACCATCTACTCAAGGCCCTAAGGCTACAGGTGAACGCTATCTCCCCAAGAAAGCTATTAGTTCTCTTAGTTCTTCTGAGTATGCCGCTACAACACGATCCAAGCGGAAAGGCACTGCTTCGGGTAAGCAGCATGTGGCTCAACCAAAAAAAGTTGCTAAAAAAGTAAAACCTTACAGGAAGATTAAGTAATGGCACGTAACCTCACAGAGAATCAACAGAAGTTTCTAAATGTACTATTTGAAGAAGCTGCAGGAGATGTTGTGTTAGCTAAGAAGTTAGCAGGCTACAGCGAAGGTTCATCTACTACAACTATTGTAGCTTCATTAAAGGATGAGATATTTGATGCGACTAAAGAATATATGTCTAGGGTGGGGCCAAGGGCGGCTGTTGCTTATGCTAGTGCTCTTGATGATCCTACTCAACTAGGCATAAAAGAGAAGATGGTAGCAGCAGGACAGATACTAGATCGTGCAGGTATAGTTAAGACTGAAAGGGTTGCAGTTGAGTCAGCAGGTGGTTTGTTTATACTTCCACCCAAGAATAGTGACGATGCAGAAACCTAGTAGACCAGCTAGACCTTTAAAGTTTGAATACTGGATGTTACCTGAAGCACCTTTTAAGGTTAAGCTTTGGGAGAGAATACCTAGAACTAGTAGATACTTACCCTTTGGATATGAAATAGATCCTGAGAACGAAGATTGGTTAAACCCTATTTCTAAAGAATTAGAGCTATTAGAGCTTGCAAAGAAACACTTAAAGAGTTATAGTTACAGGCAAGTGTCTGCGTGGTTAACTACACAATCAGGTAGAAGTATAACACATGATGGCTTAAAGAAAAGAGTAGACGTTGAAAGAAAACGAAAAAGACTTACTACAATTAAACGCAAGTTTGCCAGTAGGCTCCAAAAAGCGTTACGTGAGATCCAAATCCTTGAAACAGAAAGAGTCGGTTACTACACCTGTGAAAAAAGTAGTAGCCCCAATGAAGATACCAGCCGCACCTAAGGCTGCAGAATATGATGTACCTAATGCACAAAACATAGTGTTTAAACCTAATCCAGGTCCACAGACACAATATCTAGCATCAGGAGAACGTGAAGTACTATATGGTGGGGCGGCAGGCGGTGGCAAGAGCTATGCCACATTAGCTGACCCATTACGTAATTTAAATAGCCCAGACTTTAGTGGGCTACTAGTTAGACACACAACAGAGGAACTAAGAGAACTAATACAGAAGAGTCAAGAGTTATACCCTAAAGCTATTCCTGGTATTAAGTGGTCTGAGCGTAAGAGCCAGTGGACTACACCTAGAGGCGGTACACTGTGGATGTCTTACCTAGATAGAGACACAGACGTTATGCGCTACCAAGGACAGGCTTTTAACTATGTAGCCTTTGACGAGCTAACTCAGTGGAGTACCCCATTTGCTTGGAATTACATGCGCTCAAGATTACGTAGTGCAAACAAGGACTTAGGGCTTTACATGAGAGCAACTACAAACCCAGGTGGAAATGGACACTCTTGGGTTAAGAAGATGTTCATTGATCCAGCGGCTCCTAACACAGCATTCTGGGCAACGGACATTGAGACTAGCGAGGTACTAAAATACCCATCAGGGCATAGCAAAGCTGGAACGCCCCTGTTCAAGCGTAAGTTTATACCTGCTAGTCTTTTTGATAACCCATACCTCTCTGAGAGTGGTGACTACGAGGCAATGCTTTTATCTTTGCCTGAACATCAGCGTAGGCAGTTACTAGAAGGTAATTGGGATGTAAACGAAGGAGCAGCATTTCCTGAGTTTAATAGACAGATACACGTTGTAGATCCCTATGACATACCTAAAGGATGGACTAGGTTTAGGGCCTGCGACTACGGTTACGGAAGTTATACAGGCGTTGTCTGGTTTGCTGTTTCACCTAGTGAGCAGCTTATTGTGTACAGAGAGTTATATTGTTCTAAAGTTACAGCTACAGATCTAGCTGATCTAATACTTGAAGCTGAAAGTGAAGATGGATCAATAAGATACGGCGTGTTAGATAGCTCCCTGTGGCACAAACGAGGAGACAGTGGCCCGTCCTTGGCTGAGCAGATGAACCAGAAAGGTTGCCGTTGGCGTCCATCTGATAGATCACGAGGCTCACGGGTAGCAGGTAAGAATGAGCTTCACCGCCGTTTGCAAGTAGATGAGTTTACTGAGGAACCAAGACTCGTTTTCTTTTCTACTTGCACCAACACTGTAGCTCAACTACCTAGCATACCTCTAGATAAGAAAAACTTTGAGGATGTAGACACACACGCAGAAGACCACTTGTATGATGCAATTAGATATGGTATAATGACTAGACCAAGAAGTTCTTTATGGGATTTTAATCCTGCAACACAAAAGAGTGGCTTTCAAGCTGCTGACGCAAAGTTTGGATATTAAGTATGGCAAAAAACGAACAAACAGAGTTATTTGAAACAGATGAAGTTTCAGTCATTGAAGACACTCAAGAACTTAACGCAGGCAGTATAGTAGGATATATTAACTCTAGGTATAAACGTGCAGAAGATGCAAGACAAGCAGATGAACATCGTTGGTTACGTGCATACCGAAACTACAGAGGTTTGTATGGTTCAGACGTACAATTTACAGAAACTGAGAAGTCTCGTGTATTTGTCAAGGTAACCAAAACTAAAACGCTTGCAGCTTATGGTCAGATAAATGATGTGTTGTTTGGTAACAATAAGTTTCCTTTGACTGTAAATCCTACAGTATTACCTGAGGGTGTATCTGACTCTGTACACATTAGTCTTGATCCTAATGCTGAAGCAGGTCAGGAGTCACTATCTAAAGCATTTGATTCTGAGCCTAACATATCTTTCTTGTTTGACCCTACTGAGAAGTTAAAACCTGGTGAGACTATGTTTGACCGCATGGACAGACTAGGACCACTTAAAGATCGCCTTGAAGCTATGGGCGATAAAGTTATGGAAGGTCCAGGAACTACAGACACTACAGTTACATTTCATCCAGCTATGGTTGCAGCTAAGAAGATGGAAAAGAAGATACATGATCAGCTAGAAGAGAGTGGTGCTAATAAACAACTACGCCACACATCATTTGAGATGTCTCTATTTGGTACAGGTATTATGAAAGGTCCTTTTGCTGTAGACAAAGAGTATCCTAACTGGAATGAAGAGTCAGGTGAGTATGACCCATTAATTAAAACTGTCCCATCTACTAGTCACGTATCTATATGGAACTTCTACCCTGACCCAGATGCGTACAACATGGATGAAGCTGAGTATGTAGTTGAACGCCACCGCATGACACGCTCACAGATGCGTGGCTTAAAGTCCCGTCCTTTCTTTCGTGAAGAGTCTATAGATGATGCAATTCATTTAGGTGAGTCTTATGATAAAAAGTATTGGGAGCAAGACATGGAGGATGATGCATCTAATACTGTGTCTCCTGAGCGTTACGAAGTACTAGAGTTCTGGGGTTACGTTGATACAGATATACTAGAAACTAATGGTGTACCTATCCCTAAGGAACTAAAAGATACAGAGCAAGTAAACGTAAACGCTTGGATCTGTAACGGCAAAGTACTGCGTCTTGTGCTAAACCCATTCAAGCCTACACGTATACCTTACTATGCAGTACCTTATGAGTTAAACCCGTACTCATTCTTTGGTGTAGGTATAGCTGAGAATATGGATGACACACAGACTTTAATGAACGGTTTTATGCGTTTAGCGATTGATAATGCTGCACTTTCTGGTAACTTGATCATTGAAGTTGACGAGACAAATTTAGTGCCTGGGCAGGACTTATCTGTGTATCCAGGAAAAATCTTTCGCAGGCAGGGGGGTGCACCAGGTCAAGGCATCTTCGGGACCAAGTTCCCCAACGTTGCAGGCGAGAACATGCAATTATTTGACAAGGCGAGGGTATTAGCTGATGAAAGTACAGGATTTCCTAGTTTTGCACATGGGCAAACTGGCGTGTCTGGGGTTGGAAGGACTGCTTCTGGTATCAGTATGCTCATGTCTGCAGCTAATGGTTCTATTAGAAATGTTGTTAAAAATGTAGATGACTATCTTATAGGCCCACTAGGTCGTGCGTTTTTTGCATTCAATATGCAGTTCAATTTTGACAAGTCTATTAAAGGTGACTTAGAGGTTAAGGCGTCAGGCACTGAGAGCCTAATGGCTAACGAAGTACGCTCACAGCGTCTGATGCAGTTCATAGGTGTAGCGTCTAGTCCAACGCTGCAGCCATTCGTAAAGTCAGACTATATCATTCGTGAGATAGCTAAGTCTATGGACCTAGACCCAGACAAGGTAACTAACTCTCTAAGTGACGCTGCAATACAAGCTGAAATACTTAAGAAGTTCGCACAGCCGCCAGAAGCTCCTGTAGGACCTGAAGGTGCAACTCAAGGACCCCCCATGCCGCCTACACCTAATGCACCAGGCGCAGCTACTGGACAGGCTGGGGTGGCAGTTAGTGATACTACAGGCGCAGGCGGTGGTAATATTGGTACAGGTACAGCACCTATTCCAGGTGAGCAAGGGTTTACAGGTACGTAATAGTGGAAAGCAAACTTAAAAAAATAGTAAACGATAAACCTGTATGGGATGCGCTAGTTGCAACCCTTAATGATAAAATAAAAGATGTTCACAGAAAGCTAGAGCAAGAGACTACGATGGAAGGTATGTATCGTGCTCAAGGTGAGATAATGGCACTACGTAGATTAACCTATTTAAGGGATGAAGTAAATGGCCCGTCAAAGTAAAAAGTCAAAAGAACCTAAAGTCTTAGAAATGGATGTTATGTTACTTGAGGAACAAGTTGATCCTGTAAGTGGTAACACTGCACCCTTAGGGGCTTTGCCTGCTGAAGTTCGTGATGACATAGACATAGCAGTAAGTCCTAATGAGTTTGTAGTTAACGCTGCTACTGTAAGATACTTTGGTCAAGAGTTCTTTGATAATTTACAAGATACAGCTAAAGAAGG